TAGATGCATAAAAAACTTGTTCAGCTTTTTTCTTACCATAAGTCTTTTTCATAGACTTCATGATTTTTTTACCTTTAGGGGTAAGAGGCATTATCTATTGATTTTGCCTTTTTTCTTCATCTTGCTACCGAATCTTCCGTAAGACTCATCTCTAGAAGCTTTTAATTGCTTCTTCGTTCTTTTCTTTTTGATTCTCATAGCGATAGATTCATCTTTTCTAGCGTTGTAACCTTGTTTCTTCTTACCAACTTTGCCGCCTTTTTTCATAGCGCCTCTGTCCATAAGTTCAGTAGGTACTCTTTTAGATCTCATGTTTACACCTTGTCCACGTGCATACATCATATCGCCAGATCTGCCGCCCATACCTCCGCCTTTTCTAGAGACTCTAGGTTGTGCAACTTGTTTGTTAAATCTTGGGTTTGCCATTATTTTTTTCCTCCTTTAAATATTTGAGTTCCTTTTATACCAAAAATACTTGCAACTACAAGTATCCAAAGATTAGTGAACCATTTTGGCAGGTTACTAAAATGTTCAAAGAAAGTATTTACTTTGTCCATCGCAGTAGGGTCGTCCGATATCACTGCCCATGCCAGAACAATGATAGGTGCGCTTAATATTCCAAGCACAAATTCATCTTTATAATCGTTTTGTCTCGCTTCAAGTAGTTTACCTTGGTAAGCTTCTTCACCGCGAGCCATTTTTTCTGCATGCATTAATTGTGCATCAGACATAGCCATTTTAGTTTTCTGTTTATTTGCGTAAATCTTGCTTCCTGCTTGTAAAGCAATTTTTGCTAAACTAAACCAAGCCATATTAGTACCAAGTAGCTTTAACAGGTTTTTTGTCAGGTCTCATACGTCTTGTACCTTTAACATCAACCACTTGAGATTTATCTGGGTCAGTAGCTTGTATTTCAACGCCACCAGTTTGGTATCCGTCTTTACCAACACCTAATTCTTTTTCAATTTTAGGTGCTTTAACGTAGCCTTGACCTCTCATCCAATCTTTAGTCATATTGTTCTCCTTATTTGTTTAATTATAACTATTTTTTTCTAAAGTTTCTACCAAAATCGTGAATTTTGCTTTTATCAGCCATACCTTGTTTAGCTAATGACACACTTGCTCTTAATTTTGCTAGTTTTTCGTTTTGTTCAAGCTTTTCATCTTGATTTTCTTGGTTCATAAGAGCTTTTGCAGTGTCAAGGTCAATTCTTTCCTGTGCCTCTTCACCTTTTCTCTCATTTTCTTTAGCTCTTAAGTCAACTTCTCTTGCTTTTAACTTAATTAATGGGTCACCACTAAACTCACCCATAATTTTTTGCTCTTCATCCATATAATCTTTAGTCATTTCAGCAATGAGTTGTGCTTTTCTTGCATTGATCTTCATTGTTAACGCTTGTGCTTGCGCTATGAGCTGTGGATTTTGTGGATTTGTTTGTAAAATCTGTTGTATCTGTTGTGCTTGCATTAATTCATTAGTAAATTCTAATTGAATTTGTTCTTGCGCCATCAAACTAATTCTTTCCAAGATATTTTTTTGTAATGAAGCCATAACTGATGGTGAGTTTTGCACCATGTTTGATTTCATAAAGTTTAAGTGTGAATCTATGTGAGCTTTGTGGTCTTGACCAGGAAAAGCTTGAAAAGGTTTCATACCCATTGCAGCGATTTCTTCTAATGATGGGTCTAAAGGTGTTGGTTGTGTTGGTGGTGGTAAAATTGCATTTACATTTTTTACACCTAACGCATCATACATAGATCTGTAGGCTTGATAGATGTCATGTATCTGTGGATTAGTTTGAGCTAACTGTAATTGTGTTTGAGCCATAGATATTCTTTGTGTTTGTGAGAATATATTTGGATCAGCTACAGGTAAGATATCTACCTTGTCATCAAAGTCAGCAACTTTTATATTTCTTGTAGCACCTACAACATCATATGGATATTCTGATGGAAGATATGTTTTAAATACTTCTGATAATAATTTAAACTCTTGTTTTAATCCTACATATAATCTTTTGTGTATGGCAGACATAACTCTTGAACCTCTTTCAAGTAAAGCTACCGTTGTTCCAACTGCAGCGGCTTGGTTCATGTCTCCAACTTGCGAATCTGCAATTGATGCAAATCTTTGTCCTGCGTTTACTACGATACCCATTAACTGAAGTAAAGTTGCGTCAGGTCCCTTGAATGGTAATTGCATAAACTGATCTCTGATATTACCGCCTGGTGCATCAACATCTCTAAACTCTCCTGGTTGTAGAGGTTGTGCATCATCTCTAATTCTTAATCCTCTTGTTTTAAATCCTGCTGGTAAGTTAGCTAACGTTCCTGCATCAAGTAATTGTCTTAAAGCAGCTGTAGCTGTTCTTGTTAATCCACCAATCATGTGAATTAAACCAAAGCCATAAAAACCTGTACCAGGTAAAAATTTAAATTGTACAAAGTAATCTATTTTTTTCTTTAATGGATCATCAACTTTAAAGTTTCTTCTAATCGATAATATCGTTTGGTTATCATCTGCAAAGGTAATAACGTAAGGTAATTTAATTCCTGTTGGCATACCATTCTCATCTGCATCTTCATAACCTGCTAAATCTAGATTTGTATGCATTTCATAAAGTGTGTATTGATCTTCTTGACCATCTTTTGAAATACCTTCGAGTTGTAATTTCTTTTCTTCTAATTGATTTTCTGTAACTGGTGGCTCACCTAATTTTACATCTTTATAAAATCCAGCCACTTGTTGTTTTCTTAATTCATTACCTGACATTTTAATTACATGCACAATCGCATCAGTGTCATCTAATGACGTAGCTGAATAAGGTACAATTAAATCTTCAGCCGGTATAAATTTAGAAACGGCTCTACCTAAAAGTTCATCGTAATAAACTTTTTTAAAGGTAGAGCCGGACAGGGGTAGATAGAAAAGCATTTGATCAAACTCTGGTTCATATTCTTTCATCTGATCCATAAGTTGATAATTCATAAAATTCTTAACACGTTTTGATTGTTCTTCTTTATCGACTGTTACATCACCTAAAATTTGTGTTCTAACCGGGCCATCACTTGGTAATAATTCTTTATAAGCTGTAGCTTGAAACTGTGTAACCGCTTCTGCTAACACTGGGTGATTAACACCTGATGCACCTTTGAAGGGTTCTGTTCGTCTTTCGTATTTGAAACCTAATAATTCTAAACCTTCTCTGTAAGACTGTTCCCAGTCTCCTCTTGATTCTTTGTATTCTGTGTATTGATCGTAAAGTGTTTGACCTAAAGATTCTAAATCAGAATCTGCCATTGTCTCTGCTAAATTTGCAAAGTGCCCATCTGATTGTCGACCAGGGACCGTTGTTGGATCAAAAGTAACTTCAGCTCCACCTTCTTCATCCATAACAACTTCGCTTGTGTCCGTTGTAATAACTTCTTCACCACCTGGAACGGGTACTTCTTTTTCTTGAAACTCTTCGTCTTTGATTTCCTCAACTGTGTTGGGCAATGACTTATCTATACTATCTACCATATCTCTTTCCTGTTAATTAATTTACACCTTTGACGGCAACTATACCCTCATTGGGTTTGGAAGTAAAGTCCTCTTCCTCCATCATTTCAAAACCTTCCGGCATAATTTGTGGTAAGCCAGCCATATATTCTTTTCTAAATTCTGGCTCTTGTCGTATTCTTCTTCCTGTAGTGGCTACTTCAGGATCAGCAGTTACATATGCACCTAATAAATCAAATGGATTTCTTTCACCGGCTTGAGCTGCAGTGTTAACAGCTGCAAGACCTGTTACTATTCCAAGTGGTTTAATTACTTTACCCGCACCCCTTATCGCTTTTATTAAAGCAGGATTTTTATAAAACTTTGCACCTTCTTTTAAAAGGGTTTGAGGTGTTGGTGTTCTTGTGCCTACTTGTTTTCCTTCAAAAAATAAACTTATGCCTCCCGGTTGTTTATCTACTTCTTTTCCAAATTGTTTTAAAATTTTATTTTTTTGTGCTTGATTAATAGCTTTTTTATAAGTTCTCTCTAATCTATTATTAATATAATTTAAATTACGATTTGCATCTCTTAAAGCTACTTGATTATTCCACCAATTATTTTTTACACCATAAGGGTGATGAACTTCAAAAGCACTTTTAACTAAATTACCACTTCTATCAGAAGCTGTCTTTGCAAATATTGTTCCAGCTCTCTCTTGTTTTCCTTTATATTTTATTGGAACATCTCTTATATTTTCTTTTAATTTATAACCATCAACCGCTTGTTGATAAACATTTTTTGATCCAACTTCTTTTGCGATAGTTGTATTTAAATATTGTTTTAAAGTTTTACCTTTACCTTTAATAGTGTCATCTAATTTTATAATATCTCCTGTTTTAGTATCTACAAATTTTATTTTTTTGTAATAATTATTTTTAGCCCATGATTTTTTTCCTTGTTCATTTATTGGTACATTTTTTATAAATTTTTCTTGAAGAATAAATCTTTCTTGGCCAGGCACTCGAGAAGATCGATACAAGTCATGCCAAACAGATAAAGCTTTATCTTCTTTACCAAACCCTGTAGGAAAGCTACCTTTTGTTTTTAAAAGTTTATCAATACCTTTTATATTTTTTTCTTTAGTTAATTGTTTTAAAGTTTTGCCAGTTTTACCCACTAGTGTATCACTACGATATTTATCAAAAGCTCTTTTTAAAATATTTTCTTTTTCTCTAGTATAATAGTCTTTAGCTCTTGCTCTTCTCTTTTTTAAAAATTCAGGATTCTTTCTATCTCTTGCAGTTCTTTTTTTTCTAGCTTCTGGATCATATCTTGCTTTATCATAATCAGAATCTTTTTTAGGCATTCCATATTTAGGATATTTTTTAAAATCTAATTTTTTATTAGGAAATTTTTTTTTAACTCTATTTCTTATTTCAGCTAAACCACCTTTTTTATAACCCTGC